TCAAATCTTTTCGATGGCTTTACGTAGTTGCCGTAGATTTTTGTGAGTGTATACTCCGTTAGTCACATCATGTCTAGCATGACCAAGGATCATTTTTCTGGCGTTGTCATTCACTTCGGCGTTATCTAGCCATGTAGCGCAGGTATGACGGGTATCATGTAATTTGTGCTTTTGCCCATTTATTGCTTTCATGATTCGAGAGAAAACCCTAGAAAGTTTTGTGTAGGTATAGGGGCGACCGTCTTCAGTACATATGAGATAAGCACCTGGGGACGACAAGCGTATTTCAATGAGCGGCCATATTTTACTATGGATGGGGATAATGCGGACGCCAGCAGCTGTCTTAGATTTCCGAATATTGATATATTTCTGCTTTTTATTGATATCCGATTTTAAGAGGCTGCGAAGTTCGCCATTTCTCATGCCCGTATAGATGAGTATCAAGATGATATCAACGTCTGGAGTATCTACAATTTTCCATAGTTGATTCACCTTCCGCTTGCTGATTGCTTGATGAGGATTCACAGGGTGATTCTTCCCGATTTTAATCAACCCTGTAAAGTCACGAGTGGTATACTCCATTTCTCTGGCATGGGCGAAGAGTAGGGATAACAAATTACGCACTTTCTTTTTGCTGGCATAGGAAAGATTAGTCATATCATCGATGACGGCTTGCAAGTGGCTGTATTTGATATCTGCTATTGGTAAATCATACAGTGATTCACAATGCTTATACGCACACTCATAACCGTTGATGGTGGATTTTGAAACCGATGCATATGAGATGTGTTTAGGCATCCATCTTGCGTATAACTCGGCAAATGTAATTTTCGAAAGGCGGTGCAGACCATGAGATTTATTATAGTCTACTTGAAAGGCAAGAGCTTCCAACTTGGTAGAGAAATAGCCCATTGCCTTTTGCTTTCCATTTATCGAGACCATAAATACGAATGGCCTCCGCCTGTTTCCTGACAATTTTTTGATAGTTCCATAACCATTTGGATTTTTCATTTTTTCAAACCTCCGATCATATTGATGGAGGTTATTTTAATGGAAGGAGATAGTGAGATGGAAGTTTCAATCGCTAACCCCACACTCACCTATTTGTCTATCTATGACGCAACAGGCGAAAGAGTAACGTCCTTCGTTACCGGCGTACATGGTGACACGTTGGAAGAATTGCAAGCCAAAGCGGAAGCAGAATATCCGGATAAAACCCATGTCGTGCAAGACGCTTTGACCTATAATAACGCCTTACAGCATGATCTGCTTTACAAGAATGGGGAGTACGTGCCGCGGCCCGAACCAACAGAGGATGAGAAGCGCGAGGCAGCACTCGCATCTCTTGATGCTGAATATGCCAACAAAATCAGTGATACCGAAAATGAAATGGCAAAGGCGAAAGCTATCGAGGATGAAGATTATTATTCGGATCTGAAAGCCGAGAGGGAAGCGCTTGCCGCAGAGTATACAAGGAAGAGAGGAGCGATCTAAAATGGAACGGTGCTTTTTATGTCACAAAAAGATGGACAAGAAAACGGGGCTTTGCACGAATCCAAAATGTGTAAGGAGTAAGCCGCTGAAAGAGAAAGCTGAAGTGAAAGAAGGGGACAAGGTGAAAGCCAATGAATCTGAATGAGATCAGTATCTGGGTAGGGAAAGTGTTTGACGGGCTGTATATGGGTTGGCCATATAAGACGATGCTCGGCATTGTATTTCTTGCCCTCGAACGGCACCTCGAGCTCTTTACCGCGTTCGCCTGCATCGTGTGCGTGGATTTATTCGCCAAGTTTATCGCGCTGTCCTACGGCTATCTGTCCGAGTCTATGGCGGAGAAGCCATCCCTTATCGACTCGGTCAAGGGCATCCCGGCGGCGCACCGTGCTGGTGTCATCAATAGCTATGCTATGCGCACGCAGTTTGTCGAAAAGATTTCCGTGTACATGCTGCTTGTCGTTGCAGGCGCCCTGGTGGATTTCATGCTGGGGCGAAGTGAGTTTGCAAATCTTGTGATCGCTTACTTGGCATCGTCCGAACTGCTGTCCATCGTGGAAAATCTGGATGACGCCGGTGTGTCTGCCGTGCATGATCTGGCAGCACTGGTGAAGAGACGGAGGGGATAACCATGGATATGGACACCATCAGGAGGATGCTGGAAGAAGCACGCCCGTCATTTTATCGGTATCCTAACCCCGTCGTGGTGTACTGGCACTGGACGGCTGGCGGACACTACACCAGCTTTCGTGACTACCATTTTTGCATTGATGGGGACGGTGAAATCATTTGCAGCCGTCCACTTGATATGATTCCAACGGCGACATGGCACAGGAATACGGGCAGCATTGCTATAGCCATTTGCTGCTGCCGGGATGCACAGGCATACAGAGATCCATGGAGAGCTAACCTTGGAGATGAGCCGCCAACGGACGCTCAGATTGAAAGCCTTGCTATGCTATCGGCGGCCATCGCTGACGTGTTTGACATCCCGGTTGATGCAGATCGTTTCATGACACATGCGGAGGCCGCAGATCTGGATGGGTACGGGCCGACGACGACTTGCGAGAGATGGGATTTAGCCGTACTGGACGAGTCCGACGCGTGGATGAGCGGAGGGGACACACTTCGTGGAAAGACTGAGTTTTATCTGGAACAGGGGTGAAAGTATGCTGAAAGTGGTCAACAATGGAATTAGTCTGACAAGAGGAGATACTGCTACTTTCAGACTGTACATCAAAAATCAAGACGGTACTGACTACGAAATCGCTCCAGATGATCAGGTGCTTTTTACTGTAAAAAGATCGCCAAATGATGAGGAAATCGTTATCCAAAAAGCGGCTGCTAATAATTGCATCACCATTGTTCCTAGAGAGACAGATAATCTTGCGTATGGAACATACTACTATGATGTCGAATTGCGCCGGCCTGATGGATTTGTTGCGACTGTGATTCCACCACACATGCTGAAACTGACAGAAGAGGTGACTTTCTAATGAGTGATAATGCAACACTTACAGGAGTCCTGTCTGCCGTAGGAGTTTTAACTGGTGTGTTGACTCCGGCTGATACTGGTGATTTCGTTGCAGATTATGCAACCGACGAGGAATGCGTGGCTGTCATTGATGATATTTTTGATAATCTACTAAAAGGAGAATAATAATGGCTGCTATTGATAAAATTCTTAGAAAATCCAATTTTACTGCCGCTATGACCGCTTTGATCACAAAGCTGAACGGCCTTTTTGTCAGAAAGGAAACCGGGAAAGGTCTTTCTACCAATGATTACACTGCAGCAGAAAAAGAAAAACTCGCAGGTGTAGCAGCAGGAGCGAATAACTACGTCCTTCCGGCACCGACAGCAAGCACCATCGGCGGCGTCAAGGCGGGCAATAATGTGACTATTTCTGCAGACGGTACGATTTCCGCTGTTCAGGGCAAAGTCGACCTCTCTCCCTACGCCAAGAAAGGCACAACGCTCGCTGCGTATGGTATCACGGATGCCAAGATCGCGGGCGGTGTCATTACATTGGGTGCTAATACCATTACCCCGCTGACCCAACACCAGTCCCTTGCCGAGTATGCAAAGAGCGCCGATGTAGATCGTACTTATGCGAAAAAAGCAGACATCACAACCGTTTACAAGTATCGCGGGAGCGTGAACACCTATGCGGATCTCCCCGTTAACGGGAATGCGGTAGGCGATGTATACAACGTCGTGGCGGCTGATGCTTCTCACGGAATTAAAGCCGGAGATAATGTAGTTTGGAATGGCAACGCATGGGATAACCTCTCCGGCGTGGTCGACCTGTCTGCCTATGCAAAGAGCGCGGATGTAGCGAGCACCTACATGAAAATCAACGACTTTCCGCTGGCGACTGATGAGGAAATTACAGCCATCGTCAACGAAACTATTGTATAAGTGAGGTGCTAGCATGAGCACTTACAAGGACTCGCTACTGGGGGCTGTTCGAAAGCTATGTACGCAGCTGAACGGGAAATTTGCCAAGAAATCCGATGTACCGACCAAAGTATCTCAGCTGACCAATGATAAAGGATATTTTGCCGGCAGCGTACCAGAATCCAGCATTAGTGCTATAACAGGTTTGAATGGTGAAGTATCTCCACTGGCTAGAGCTCTCATAGACAATTGCCGCGCCAATAAGTTGGCTTTTTTGCCAGCTGACCAAATCATCGTAGAAAAAACAATAGATGGTGGCAAAACATGGACCGATGCAGGAGTTTCTGATGGAACCAAAGCTTATGTTTTTTCTGGCGTACAATATGGTGGTATCGCATTGCCACAAATTAGCGGAAAGATGAATACATTGTGCGGTGTTCGAGTGACTTTTACTGCTATGAAGTATGATGTGCCGTCAGGGACAGCTGAAACAGACAAATACTGGAATAAGAACTATGTAAAATCAACAGAGCGATACTGCAATCTAGACTATTTTTGGTTTTGGGTAAGCAGTAGTAACAATGCTATTTCTGTGAAATTAGAAGCGGCGGCTGGTGACCATCCCGAAGCTTGGTGGGTTCAATATGATGGTGGACTACGAATGACAGGATGGAGTGGCCCTAATATTATTAAACAGCCAACCAATATGTTTGGTGGTGATACGTCACAAACAAACCAACCCTGGAATTATCGTTTTACATTTATGACAGCGCCGCCTAACGGAGAAACAAAACTGTCTACAGGATTTGAGACACAATCACAGACTATTTCTGCAATTAGAGGGTACGGCACTAAAGGCTGGACTGAACCAAATAATCTCACGGCTACAGATAATATCTATTCCGTGGACGTGGACAAATCAACAACATTTCCTGCTACTGTTTCCGCTCCCGTATTCAAGGAGAATGGTAAGAACCTAGCAGATTTATACATGGGTAAAACATCCATATACCCTGTGGGCAGTATCATTACGTCTATCACCAATATCGATCCTGCTTCGCTCTACGGGGGTACTTGGGTATCAGGTGCGTATGCTCATTACCAGTGGGGCTCGCCGGTTTTTTTAGCAGGAACGACACCGGCAAGCGGAGCGCCTTATGTATATAAAAGGACAAAATAGGAGGGCTAATGTGCAAAATCGTGAAAAACTTATGGCCATTGCTGCTGGCCTGCTTATTGTGGCTGGCGTCTGGCTCTGGTGCGCAGGCAGAAACGATGTATCAGATATCGGAAAGCGAGCTGACGAGACTCGAAGCGAACTCAAATCAGCTCGAGAAGAACAACGAGACCAAGCAGCAGCTCTTGACCGAGCAGAGGGCGCAATTAGAGACAGCGAAGAAAGAGCTGACCGCGTCCAAAGTCTTGAACGAAGTGACGCAGAAATCATTAGAGAGAGCCAATCAATCCTTGACCGAGTTAGAGAACGAGGCAGAAAGGAAAATTAAGGTAAAGACCCGTCAGCGTAATCTCTGGATTGCAATCTCGGGTGGGCTCATGTATGCGTTGGTTAAGAAATAG